TAGGTTCCACTGTTTAAGATGAGGGTGCTTCCAGACAGGCTAGTGTTTACATCTGCGCCATATTTGATGGGATGACACCTAAAGTACAGGTCAAATTCTTTCCATTCTTCCATATCCAGCATGGGTATTTCCTCGTAAAGTTCGCCGATATAGTACTTGTCAGGCATGTCCCAAAAACTGAGACCGCCCCTATTTGATAGCCATGCGTTTACATCATAGATATCTTGAGTGGTTCCAATCATGGCTACTTCGCAACGTATCAACACGTCTCGCCTTGAGCCACTGCCTTTCCTTACCGAGCCGTCCCTACCTGGTATTTCAATGTAATTATAGTCAGTAGCGGGCAAAAAGATAGGGGAGTAGTCTTTCAAAACTATGTTTTTATCGGTCGACAGTGTCCCATTAAAAGTAAAAAAATCTTGCATTACCGACCACTCCTTTTCTGTCTATTTCTCAAAATTTCTAACTCTTGAGCTGTGAAACTTGCTGTTGCTTTTGCAATCTGTTTTCCATCAATCTTAAGGGGTACCTCAACCGTTACTCTTTGAATTTTTTCAGTTGCGGGTGCCAAACCTACCATCTTCTCGCTCTTTTGGTTTGAGTAGATTTTTGTCCTTGGCGGCAATTCCATAAGCTCAGGGCCTTGTTCTCCAACCCACGTTAAACCGCCCTTGAATGAGTCTGTTCCGCGTGCGTTGTGGGCAGCTTGCCCGGATATCGGCCTGGCGCCTGTGGTCTGATATACCGTGTTGTATTTCGTTGTAACTGATGTGGACTTCGGCGGTAGCGTCCAACTATTCCACCATTTTTTAACTTTATCCCAACCGGTCATAATTTTCCCGGTCTGCAAATCAACATTTTTTTCTATTTCAGGATTCATTTCTTTAATCTTGTCAACGACTCCGTTCTTGAGTTCGTCGGCTTTATCAATCGCCTCATCCCTTTGACGTTTAGCATCATCTATGAGTTGGTCTGCTTGGTCTGCTGTTATGATGCCTGTCTCATCTCTCATTCTGATGATGTTTGCGACTGTCTCAGTGTAGAGATCTTCGGCAGCCTCAATACCTTTGTCTCTGGTTTCGTTTGCGTTTTTGATCATCTCGGAAGCTTGCTCGGCGGTCACTCTTTCGCCGTAACCCTTTAATCGCTCCAAGATGATCTTTGATTCAACTTCCGTTTCCGATAAGGCGCTAACTGCCTTAGATCTCATTTCGTCCTGAATGGCGTTGATTTCTATCTGCTCATCTCTCGTTAAGGCTCTCTTTTCCTCGCTAGCTTCTTCCAGTATAGCCCTTATTCTTTCGTTACCCTCTTCAGTGGCCTTGATTTGTTCAGCGTGGTATTCGTTCAAAGACTCAAGAGCTTCAGCTTCTTCACTGTCTCTAAGTGACGAGCTAGTGTTAAAAAACTCTTGCATTTGAGTGTATCTGTCTTTGTGCTGTGCTTCCATTCCAGCTACTACTTGAGCGTTCATGTTATCGTAAGTTGATATGATCTCGCTTGTATTTTCTTTGGTCAAAGTGGTTGAATTTATATAAAAATCGGTTATGGCCCTTGTTGCCTCATCATCCATATCGATATATGCCTGTACAGCCTGTTTGGTGGCATCCGATATCTTTACGGTATTTTGCTCCACAATTTTAGTCATATATCCGTAAGATGTTTCTACTTTTTCAGATGTAACTTCTACTTTGTCAGCAAATAGGTCTACTGTCGGGATGGTCTCTTTTTTTAGCTGTTGATGTATGGCTAAGCCTCCGCCAACTACCGCTCCTGCGACTAAAGCCCAAGGTCCAGCTGCCACTACGGCTCCTCCTATAGATTTGGCGAGTCCTCCAAAACCTGCAGCACCTGCGGCTTTTCCTGCGGCTGTTGTTGCGGCGGCAGTGGCAGTAGAAGTCCCCGATAGGGTTTTGATAACCTTACCGCCAACGCCGATAAACTTACCGAATCCACCGACCATCCCGCTAACCATCGATGTTACTTTTCCACCGGCCCATAACACCGGACCAGCAGCGGCAGCAAACCCCATAAACTTAAATATTGACTCTTGGGTTGATTTGTCGAGGTTGCCAAACCACTTAGTAAGGCTTTCAAGTTGGGTCAAAAACCTGTCGGCTAGTGGCATTACTACATTTTCTATTGTCGGAGCTAAATTTTGATACATAGACAAGGCTGTATCGATCGCCCTGTCTTTGAGTAGCTTAAATTGGTCTTGCAAGTTTTTAAGTTGCTTGCCGGCTACTTCCTCGGTAACCCCTGAAGCACTTCTTAGTTCTGTTTCATACTCTCTTATAGCGTCTGACGTGCCTAACAAGGTGAGCAGGGCAGAGACTGAGCGGTCTTGGAATCCCATAGTTGTTAGAGTAGACCTGACCTGAGCATCACTCATACCGTCAAGAGCGCCTTCCAGATCCCCTACAATATCGGCAATATTTCTCATGTTACCGTCAGTGTCGAAAACTTTAACATTAAATTTCTCAAAAGCTTCTTCATTCTTTAAAGCGGCGTTTTGCAAGTCCCTGAAAACAATGTTTAATTGTTCTCCGGCGGCTTCGCCCTTAACGCCCTGGTCAGCCCAGGCCGCAAGAACAGCAACTCCTTCTTCGACGTCTTTGTTTAAGAGTCTAAGAGCTGCCCCGGCTTTGTTTGTCAATGACTCTGAAAACTGTTCAACGGTGGCGTTTGCGATGGTATTGGCCTTAACCAACACGTCAGATACCATCGTCATGTTAGCCATGTTTTCAGCGGTATCATCGACCGCTAAACCTAAAGCAGATTGAGCATCAGTTAAGAGGTCTGTAGCTCTAGCCATGTCAAAGTTGCCCGCTTGTGCGAATGATGCTACTTTGGGTAAAGCGCCTATTGATTGAGCGGCATCTAGTCCGGCAGAAGCTAAGTAAAAGTACGACTCTGCCGCTTCTCGTGCGCTGAACTTTGTATTTCTTGCTACATCTCTAGCTGTCTTTTCCATGTCGTTTTTCATGGCCTCCGACAAATCGCCCATAATAGCAGTGGATGCAGTCATGGCAGATTCAAAATCTGAACCGAATTTAATTACAGCGGCGCCAGCGGCCACAATTGGTACAGTCACAGCTTTAGTCATGGACTTACCGGCACTTTGCATTTTCTGACCTGATTTTTCTAATCTTGATTCAAAGTTTTTTATTTGTGACTGGGCTTTGTCTAATGTCGTAAAATATTGACGTCCGTCAAGTATCAAATCTCCATGAACCGCCCCGGCAAATATTGACATCGTATCACCTCCCGGCGATTGGTTTAGTGTTTATTTATAAAATCGATCAAGCTTTGATTTGTCGTTTTCTGTTTGGCTTCTTCATCGTCCTTAAATCTTATTTTCTTCCAGTTGTAATCTCCCTTATCAGTGATAGCTTCAGATTCGATCGCAAATGCACACTCATCAAAACAGTAGGCTAGATATGGATCATTGATATTAACTATCTCACTTGGCTTTTTTCGGTAGTGCTTTGCCATTTGAATTATTTTTACCATCCTTTTCGACGTCACGAAAGGAGTTTAACTGCTTCGCCTCTGTCGTTGCCCACTCAAATATCGCAAGCATTTGTTCGTCTGTTAGATAAGGTTCCAGCTCTTTATAAGTTGGTTCTACAAGGCAGATTTCAGCGTAGAATCTATGTAGTTCAAACCTGTTGTTAGCCTCGCTTAATAAGTCCTTATTTTCGTCCTTTTCTGGCTTGCTAGGCTTACCCCCGAACATACTTACTACAGTTGATATGTGTTCATTCGGGATTTTCCCAGCTCTAAGCATGTACATTATGTTTGGCCTTCTCATTTTGACACCGATCTGATCACCAGGGACGAATCCGGGGATTTCTACCACAGTATCTCTCGGTACTTCATTAATTTGACTCATATCAAAGACTTTCAAATTTGTTACCCCCTTAAAATTAAAAAGCTACCCTTATACAGGTAGCTCGTCCATAAAGTCAATCTTAACAGGCTTTTCACCTGATTTTGCCCTACTTCTCAAATTGAATTCAGGTACAAAGAATTCACTGTCTTGCACAGAGAAATTAACAGGAGTTCCCTTGCAATGCTTGTAGCTAAACATTACATAACTCTTAGTTGAGCCGTCTCCATCCTTTTCTTCGGTGTAGATGTTAGTTGTAAACGGCGTTCTAGTAACTGGCGTTCCAGCTTCAGGGCCTTCATATGATACAACTTTTGTAGTTTCGATGGCGTCAAAAGTCAAAGTTCCACCATCTATAAGGGCTAGTACCTCAGGTACCATCACAGCGTTAACCATTCGGATATTGTAGCCTTTTACGATGTCTTCCCAGTTGTTCTGGGCTTTAATGACGTTTTTTACCCTAAGCTCATTCTCACTGCCTTCTGATATGAAAGCGAGTACTTCCGCTTCTGTCGAAACGTCGGTTAGCCTGTAGGTCTTTGGAGTTGTTTCCTCTGTTACAAGTTCAACCCTGACTATATTGGCCAATGGAAATTCAGTTATTACTTCTGGCATATTTTATACCTCCAATTTTTTTAATATTTCGTAGCTAATAGATTTAGTGTAGGCTTCTTTGTCATCACTGATAACAGTCGATGTCTCATTGCCTGTGTATCTTAAGTTTGTTAATTCTTTTAAAGCTGATTTAACCTGCGCCGTGTAGCTGTCAATTTGCGGATAGCTCGACAAAGGCACGTAGATTATCACGTCAAGGATCGCACGCCCAGTCCGGTTGGTGCCCATGGTCGGTAATTGGCCATCGTCTTTTAAAACAGTGTAGGGGACAGTACAGAGACCTTTATGTTTGCCTTGGAAATAGGGTTTCAATCCTTTTTCGATTAATTTATCGTAAGCACTCAAAATCATCATTTCAACCCCTTTATGGCTCTCTCGTAGCCTCGCATGATTTCAGCTGCGTTTTTTCTTATGGTCGGAATAAGTATCGCGTACTCTTTCTCATAATCAAGCTCTAGACGTGGGAAATAGACCATACCACCGCTTAGTCT